ATGACGAAGCACATTATGCAACCGGTGTGCCTCATCATGATGATATGAAGATTTCTACTGGTGCGAAGAACAATCAAGCAAAGCTGACAACATTTAAAAATCTTGAAGCAATGCGTGAAAATGGTTCGTTGGTGATTCAGTTTACTGCTACACCTACTGTCAGTCAAACAGGTGTTACCTATCATGGTGGCATGGCTTACTATCAATTACCAGTGATGCCGGTTGACCCATTGAAGATGCCGTTTGTGCATTTCTTGCCATCAACATTAGACAACAGTTATAGTACTATTTTTTCTTGGTATAAGAATCACGTAAGTGTGATTACAGATTTGCAAAATGCAATCACACAAGAAACATGGGACTTAGTTACTGCAAACAGTCCGATTCGCAAGATGATGCCAGCGTGTGCTATTCGGGTTGGTGCAGTTAATGCAAAAGAGGACCGAGCATGGACTTGGGATGACTTGGAACCTATAGTTCGCAATGATTGTGCAATAGAAAATTGGGACTTAGTTGACTTGATTGATACGTTAGAGTATGATGGTGTTTACACTAAAGATACGCTTGATGCAATTAAAATGGCTAATAGTCCTGCAAAAGAAAATCGCCCAACTATGGTTGTTGTAAAAAATAAATTGCTAATGGGTGCAAACATCCCGCGCTTGGCAGTGTCAGGTGTTGTTCGTAACCCTAGTCAACAATTAGTTGAGAACAATTGGGTTCAGTTCTATGCACGTACAAGTCGTTTGCCGTACTTCCGTAATCATGAAGATGCACGTAATTACATTTATAGTTTGCCAATTGACTATCAACAAAAATATTTCTTGTGTTTGTTGTATGTATATATGAGTAGTGCTGTGTGTATTGTATTGGCTGAAAGTGCATTGTTATCTCAAAAAGTTGTCAAGGCATATAGTGACGGTAAGTGGACGGTTGAAGAAGGACTTGGTTATTTCTTGGATAACTTGAAAACTGGCTATTACAAAACTGAGCAATTTGGAAGCAGTATTCGTTCAAATCGTATGTTCGATGACTATATTAAATCTGAGTATTGTACAGGGTGTCCTACTGGAACAAATGGATTACCTAATTGCTTAATGAATCATTATGCAGTTTATTGTCAAAATTACGGTGACATAGACTTTGAAACATTTTTAACCGGACAATGTAACATGATTGACGGTGAGCATAAAGATGGTAACCGTAACAATAACTCAGTAGAAAATAGAGTTGGGGTTTGTTCTAATGTTCATCGTATTAAAACTTTTTTACACAAAGACCACTTGACTAGATATGTAAATGGTCAGCCAGCGGTTGACAAATTCTAAATATACGTATATAATACACATATGAAATACGCACTCATAGACACTGCAAATACCTTCTTTCGTGCCCGACATGTTGCTAGTTACAACAGCGATACATGGGAGAAGATCGGCATGGCACTACACTTGACACTTGCTAGTGTTAATCAAGCAGTAAGACGCTATGGAATTGACCACGTTGTGTTTTGTTTAGAAGGCCGTAGCTTCCGCAAAGATATCTACGAGCCCTACAAAAAGAATCGCATTGTTGATGCCATGTCAGTTACTGAGGCTGAAAAAGAAGAAAACGATATGTTTTGGGATACGTATGAAAAATTCACTACGTACATCAGAGAGAAAACTAACGTTAGCGTACTCAGGCATGAGCGGGCTGAGGCTGACGATTTGATTGCCCGCTTTATTCACTTACATCCAGATGACACGCATTATATTATTAGCACTGATTCCGATTATGTTCAGCTTATTACTGATAAAGTGTTCCAGTACAATGGAGTCACAAATGAACTTATCACACTTGACGGATACTTTAAGGATACAGGCAAACCGATATTAGACAAGAAAACTAAAGAACCTAAACTGTTGGAAGATCCAGAATATTTGCTCTTTAAGAAAATTATTCGCGGTGACGCAGGTGACAACGTATTCACCGCATATCCTAGAGCACCCGAGAAAGGTAGTAAGAATCGTGTAGGTATTCGTGAGGCATTTGAGGATCGTGACAAGCAAGGCTTTAAATGGAATAATTTCATGTTGCAACGTTGGGTAGACCACAATGGTGTAGAACAGGTTGTACGTGATTGTTATTTACGTAATAAAATATTGATTGACTTGAAATCACAACCCGATGAAATCAAACAATTAGTTGATGATGCTATTCGGAATGGTGTTCGCACTACAGTTACTCCTCAAGTAGGTGTTCATTTAATGAAATTTTGTGGCAAATATGAACTTAATAAAATATCTGAAAATGCTGAGACTTATGCTAAGTGGCTTAATACCCCGTATAAAGGGTCGTTGCATGAGTAATATACTAGAAAAACAGTTGTATGCAGGTATCTTAGCAGTATTGAATGACAAAAATAGTTATTACAATAGTTCTGTAGGTCCTCATCATTCTAAGTTTGAAAAAAATGGTGAACAGGCTGTTATGGATTTTATCAAACAGTTTGCTCCGCTAATGCTTAAAAAACAAAATGAAGATTTGGATGAACGTGCTAAGAAATTAATGTGGGAAGAGTTGAAAAAATAATGTCTGATAATCTTTCGTTGTATCAAAAAATTGTTGATTATTATTATGATAATATTCATTGGGAGTCTGAGTTGTCAATCAATGACTGGTTGACTAAGGATTATGGTGCATTTTATAATAGATATAGTAAAACATTTTCATTTGAGTCAGATGCAAAGAAGGCGTGGTTTTTGTTGAGGTGGGCATGAATAGACCTAACTTAGAACATGATTTAAAGAACTGTGATTGGATTATTGCTAAAGCAAAAGCTAATAAATCCTATGCACAAAACATCTATGCGGCATTATGTAATATGGAATGGCAAAAGCGTGAGATCTGGCCTATTCTTAAAGAAGAAACTTGGGGTTGCACTTGGCGTTACGCAGGTGGACTTGTAGCGGAACTTCTTGATGAAGGTGATTACCTAGATTGGTACTGTTCTGGTATTAGAGATGAAAGCTCAGGATATGCACCTGAAGGTGTTGTCACTGACGAGATTGAAGAAGATTTTTTAAAACTTGGCTGGGTGCCAATTCCGTATGAAGATGATGGTATATAATGAAACTACTACACGATGATTATAATTTAGTTTATGTTTGGGTTGATGATATGAACGAAGATATTGAACTAAGTCCACATTTTGATTATGAAGATGATGCTTTTCAATGGTTTGAACGAATGAAAAAAGAGGTAACAAAAAATGAACGATGATGAATACGAAAATTTTAAAAACTATACTTTGAACATCAAAGGTCTTGATTGTTTAGATGAAAAGATGCTCGGTATGCTTATTGACAGCTTAGTAGAGTTTTATATCGACAAGTATGGTATTGATTCATTGGCAGACAGTGAACCAGAAAAACCAGACTTCCAAGTTGAAAACTTGAATATCGCAAATGATTATTTGAAAAAATTTAAATTACAATGAGTGAAAAAGAAATCTTTTATAAAAAAGTAGGTCGTAGATACGTACCCGTGCGTGAATATGATGATAAACTTATGGATGCGTTTCCTAAGGGCGCACATCTTGTAATATGCTATCCCGGTGGACAAAGCACAAGGTATAATGTAGATCCAGCATACGCTCCTATGATTGCGGCTGGGCGTGTTGCAGAAGATAAGATTAGTGAGGCAATTAGAAAAGCAACTGACTTGCGTCCTGCTAAGAAAGAAAGAAAATTAACAGAAGAACAACTACGTTGCTGGAAAGCATTGAGCAAAGCGTTCGGAGAAGAGAATCATGCATTAGAATGGCCTAGTGCAAGAGAGGCTTGTGAAGAAGCAGTTAAAGCAATGAGTGTTGAGGCAGAAAAATTATTATCTGTCCCATCAGTAAGAAAAGCCTACGAACATTTCTTGTTAGTAGCAAAATTAACCAAGGATAAAAATGATGAACCTAATCGCTAAACCAATTGTAAAGAACCAATACTGGGTAGTCACTGACGGTGACAAAAAAGTAGGTAACGTAATTCAAGAAGGTACTGAGTATAAGGTAAAAATTGACAATAAAATTGAAAGTTATACTAGTACTAAACAAATTGAAAAGAAAAAACGTATTCAATTTGAAACTATAAAACCTAGCAAAGTTAAAGAGCAAATGCCATCATTTGCAGTATACCCAACTACTTCAAATCGAATTTACAATAGTTATTATGATGTAAAGCGTAAACTGCATATCTATACAAAAACTCCAAAAAGTAAATGCTATCATGTTGCGGGATGGTTCGCAATCAAACAAAACGATGGTTTTGTGAATATCTTTTGCCCCAAATACATCTTTGTACAACGTTACGAATATCGCGGACCATTTAAGACTGAAAACGATATTACTTTAGACTAAATACTATATGAGCCAAATTAAAAAGTTTATTGATAGAGTTGCTAATGCAGAAGGACGTCAGATGCGTGAATTTCTAATGCCTATATCTGACGCCAAAGAACTACGTGACGAGATTATGAAACTAGTTTTAGACAAGAAAGACCAGACAAATAGCACAGAACCTATTCAAGTTGTTATGAGTGGTGGTAAATGGTAAACTAATGAGTAGAACACAAGCCAAAGTTATTATAGAACTTGTTGATAAAAAAACATACAAATGCGACCAAATTGTAGAGGCTGCTGGTATATGGGCTGTGTTTTATGACGGACAACCAATCAATCTAAAAAGTCAACATTACCTTGACAGTAACATAGTTCCTAAATATAAAAAGACCAGTTTTAGTAATCCTGGCCATGCTAGAAACTTATGCCGCAAATTAAACACACAATTTAAGACAGATAAATTTTCAGTAGTGTTTATGAATAATGGTACAAAAGTGTACCCGGATGAATAAATTAAAAGTCGT